CTATCACTAGCACAAGATAAGATAGAGGCAGAGGTTGGTCCTATCAAGTACGTTGCAGAGTTAATATATGGTGAAAATGCAAAAGATAATCTTGACAAGTCTGTTAGGATTGTTATACTGATACTAATATTCGTATTTGACCCATTAGCAGTATTGTTATTGATAGCTGCCAACATATCATTGAGACAGTGGAGACTGAAAAGACAATTGATTACTTCCGGTAAAAAGGTAGACTTACAGAGAAAATTAAACAGGCTACAGAAATCAAATAGAAATTTAAAAAAATATAAAGGATTGGTAAAAGACCTTGGTGACAATCCAGATGAGATTAAACTTAAACTGAATCAGATAGTGAATTTAGATGATAAGAATTAGTATTTTAATATTATTGCTCGTGACTTTGGGTGGGTGCATGAAGACAACCTGTGTATCAGACCTAGAATGTAAGAAGACGTTAGATTGGAATAACCCTACTTTTACAGCAGTACGAACAATAATATCACAAGGCACCAATTTAGGTAAATAGTGGCTTGACAAAAACAAATAAATGAGGTATAATTATATGATGAGACAATACATAGAACGAATCAGTGACACTCCAGAAAAACAAGAAAGACTTATAACCAACGCTGTGGAGGCAACCAAAGGTGCTACTACAGAGTGGTCTAAAGACTTCTGGTTTGGTATATTTACCAAATTGTGTACTAAATTCAATAGAAGTGACTTATATCAGAGGAATATACACTAATCGCTTGCCTTTTAGGCCAGATGTGATATATTATATAGATATGAAAAGAAAAACTAAAAAACTAATACTAGAATTACTACACTTTTGGCCGATGACCATAGTGGTACCAACAATGTTGCTTGCCATTTTGTTTGGTCCGTATATAATGAGATAGTATGAATATATTTTATCTAGATAAAGATCCTATTATAGCTGCTAAGATGTCATGTGATAAACATGTGTGTAAGATGATTATTGAGTCTGCTCAAATGTTATCTACTGCTCATAGAATGCTAGACGGTGAAGAATATCTACAAAGAAATAAAAACGGCAATAGAAATATTAAAAGATGGTTGATGAGAGATAACTTATTTGAAACTACTCTATACAAAGCATGTCATACAGGACACCCTAGTACAGTGTGGGTTATGGCAAATATAATTCACTATGTATGGTTGTATAAACATATGATTGCTCTTGGTGATGAATTTAAATTGAGATATAATCATACGAAAGACCACATGACTATTCAGAAATTAAAAGATGTATTATCCCATACACCTAAAAATATACCTATAAATAAGATTGCTACAGACCCAACACCTGCTATGCCAGATGAATGTAAAATACCTGGTGATGTGATTGGTTCTTATAGACTGTATTATATAACTAAAAAAAGATTATTTGCTACATGGAAATCACCAGCAGTGATACCAGAGTGGTACGAGAAAGGAATAAAAGATGACGAAAAAAATGTTTGAAAAGGCATACGAAAGAGGTAATCCTCAGTTTTGGCTGAATAGAACGACACCAAGAATGAAGAAAGAAAAAATATTTGGTGAGAAACAAGATAAAGAACTTGCTGAATCATTTAAACAATCTAAAAAGAATAAAAAAGAGAGACTAGACAACGAGAAAAAGAAGAATAAGGCTAACGAAGATAACAGGAAAGACGATTGGATATGGACATAAATACAATTAGAGAATATACTAACGAAGAAAAGAAAATATTAATAGAAGGACTAATATTAAGTGAATTGTCCGACAACGAGTTAGAGGAGAACAATGACAAAAAAGAGAAAATTAAAAGCTAAAAAATCTATAGTTGCAGTTGCAACACCAGTTGTTAATGTAACAAAGACGATTACTAAAACAATTAAAAAAGGTGTTAAGAAATTAAAATTTTGGTAAGATGATAAAAGAAAAAGCAAAAATATACGAAAGAAACCCTAACACAGGTGTTATTCGTTGGAGATACGTAGGTGAGTCACCAGATAAATTTGGTTGGCCAAACTATGGTAGAATACTAAATGATAAAAAAAATAAAAAAAAGTGAATACTCTAATCTTTATGAATGCATAAAGAGTGATCAAGTACCAGCAGGTGCGATTGCTGAATACTTTCAAGATGAAGACTTTTTTAAATATGTTAAAAGGAGAGAAAAGAAAAATGATAAGAAACTTTAGAGATATAATAATATTACTAATAACAAGTGGTGTCTTAATACTTCTTGGTGTTATTATTGTAGGAGATTATTGGGTAGCATTAGAAGAAAATAGACCAGTAGATGAGAGTGTAATTACTTTAATGAAGATGTCAGTTACAGGATTGATTGGTGTTATTGGTGGTTACATAGGAGCAAGTAAATAATGATAAAAGAAGCATTGATTAAAAAACTAGAAGGCGATATTGCAGTGGCAAAAGCAGATATTAATTTGTTTATGGAAAAACCTATCGGTGTTGCAGAGCATATAGATTATGTTGCTACTGCCGAAAAGAAGTTAGAAATCTTAGCAACTGCTGAAGATAAATTATCATCACTTAAAAACTTATAATAGTGGCATACAGTGTTAATGATAAGTGTATCATGTGTAAACACACTGATTGTGTTGAGGTCTGTCCTGTAGATTGTTTCTATGAAGGAGAGAACATGTTAGTGATCAATCCAGATGAATGTATTGATTGTGGTGTATGTGAGCCAGAGTGTCCTGAAGGAGCAATACTATCAGACATGGAAGAAGAAGGCAAGAAGTGGATTGAGTTTAACGATAAGTGGTCAAGACAATGGCCAGTTATAACAGATAAAAAAGATAGTATGGATCCAGATAACAAACATAGAGACGAACCAGATAGATTAAATAAATATTTTAAAAACAAATGATAATAGATTTAATAAAAGAAGCAGGATCAGATATAAAGATGTTAGAAGGACATGATAGATTTCACTATCTTATAGACAAGGCAAAAGATATTAAACCATTACCAGAATGGTTGAAGACAGAGACAAATAGAATTCATGGATGTGCTAGCAAACTATGGATTACTGGTACTAAAAACCTTAAAGACGGTACTATGAGTTACCATGCTGATGGTGAAAGTCATATAACTAAAGGCACTGCCGTAGTGGTAACTAATTTAGTTAATGGTCAGAAAGCCGAAGAAGTTGCTAGTCTAACTGTAGAAGATTTTACACCGTTAGGTATCAAAGAACTACTTACTATGCAAAGACAAAATGGATTAGGTGAGTTAATCAATAGAATTATAGGAATTGCAAATGCCAATATACACGTTTAGAAACAAAAGAACTAAAAAAGAACATACAGATATGATGACCATTGCAGAAATGGAGACATATATGAAGAAAAATAAGAACATTGTACAGGTACCACAGGTACTAAATATATCCGCTGGAGTAATGGGCATAACAATGAAAAACGATGGTGGCTGGAAAGAGAACATGTCACGAATCGCAGAAAACCACCCGACAAGTCCCTTAGCAGAGCGATATGGCAAGAGAACAGCAAAAGAAATTGCAACTAAACAAGTTGTACAGAAACACCTAAAAAGGCAATCAAAAACAAAAGGAAAATAAATGAGTAACGATTTACCAGACTACATGAGAGGTTTTGATTTGACCGATGATTGGGGTATGACCGCAGTAGCAACTCCACCTAAAGAAGAAACACCAAAGATTAATACAAAAGCAATTGAAAATTCTACTTTAGAAATATCAAAGGTTAAATCAGATGTTTCATCTATTAAAGCCATGATGAATGAAATTATGCAGATAGTGGCAGAAAAAGATACTATTACAAAAGCAGTATCAGACGAAGATACAAAAGCAACTTTCAAAGAAATTGAAAAAGTAATATTACCTTTCTTATATAACTTAAGCAAAACAACTGAACCTTATATACATTGGCCAAACAGAGGTCCTATTATTAAGGCACAGATAGAGAAAATATTAAAACTAACAAGAGGATAAGAATGAACATTAATAAGTTAAGAGAACAACTAAAGATTGACGAAGGAGTTAAGTATGAGGTCTATGATGACCATCTAGGTTACAAGACTTTTGGAATTGGTCATTTAGTAACTGCTAAAGACGAGGAATATGGTGCCAAAGTAGGTCATCCAGTTTCAGAGGAAAGAGTTAATGCAGTATTTGACAGCGATGTAGAAACTTACGTAACAGAATCTAAAAAAGTATTTTCTGATTTAGATAAACTACCAGATGAAGCACAAGAGGTAATTGTAAATATGTGTTTCAATATGGGTGCTCCAAGACTATCAAAGTTTAAGAAGTTTGTAGCAGCCGTAAATGATGG